CTCCCATCTCAACAATGTGGACTTCAACCCCATCGTTCATCAATGTTTCTGCTAATTTTAGTGCATTCTTAAATGCATCTGAATCTAAAGCGATGTACATTTTCTTTACACCCTTTTCGATAATTTTTCTCTGTAGTGCTGATTGTGGTGATTTACCAAACAACGGAATTGCGTTCATTCTAATTGCCATTGCATCAAACACACCTTCACATAATGTGATAGGTAAATCCCAATTAACCATCATTTCAAATCCAACTACATCTTTTGATACATCTGGATTTTTATGCTTCAACCCACCTTCGTAGAAACTTCTACCTACAAAATAATTTAACATACCATTCTCATCATATGATGGTATGATTACTTTATTCTTATACACCCCCTCTTCACAATACCCTATCTGATATTTTATGATTTCTACGGGAGTGATACCTCTACGTTCCAAATAACTTAGTGCGTGTTTTCTAATAACCGAAGTTGTTGCCTTCCAAAGTGGAATATATTCTTTAGGTAATTGAACTACCTTAGATTCCTCGGTAGTTGAATCTGTTGTGTATCTATACTTTCTACTAAAGATAGAATTATGCTCATCCCACGTTTGTTGGGATACTTTCAACTTTCTGAATAGTGAACGAATACTTTTACCCTTCTCATCTGATATCCAACAATGCCAAGGGTTTTCACCTGAGGAGTTTAGTTTTATGTTAATCTCCAATTTAGGTTTGTGGTGATTCACAAATGGTGAATAGAAGGCATAGTTATCTCCTGATGTTTTCTTTGCTTTTCCTAAAACGGATTCAAGTAGTAAAAGTAGTCTTTCTTCCATATTAGAGTAAATATACAAATAAAATTTGAATTATCCAAAAAATTTCACAGTTGGTTTTTCATCAATCCATTCCTGGGGTATTTCTTTCTTTGCCCATTTGAATCCATTCTTCTCACACCACTGTGCATATGTTGTTTTTGAACCTTTGTATATTTTCCCATTTGGGGATTGTAGAACAAATCGTAAATCCATATCAGGATTTTGTTCTTTAATCAGTAGATGTTTCTTTCTATCTTCTGGTAAGAACCAACCCTTAGATTCTATATAGATTCCATTTGGTAATTTGAAATCTGGTTTATATGTATGTGTTGATGCTGGGATGGTGTATGTTACTTCGTGTTGTTCGTATTCACCATCAATACCCTTCGATTTTAGTTGTTCATCGATTCGGGTTTCTAATCCACTTTTATGTCCCTTCATCTTTTGGATGTGAGACCAATTTCCTTTTGCCATAACTTATTCTTTGGTTTGGAAGTAATACATCTCCTCTTCAACAGGTTCTAATGAACCAGTGCCTGGCGCACCAAAAGCACCATCTAAATCTAATCTTACATTTACTGTGATATCTACATCATCTCTGTTTTGAATTGCTGATGCTAACTTACCAACAGCAATCAAATCACCATTACGATTATACAATCCAATTGTTGTAAAGTAGTTTTTAAAATCAGAACCTGTTACAAACGATTTCAGTATTGAACTTTCGCTATCGTTGTTTCTCTTTAATGTTGGATTTTGAGATACATTAAATTCGTTTGCACCAACCTCACATAATATGTTTAATTCATGCAACTCTTTAGTTGATTTATATTTTGCTCTCCACCCATATTCGGATATATTACTTTCGTTATCGTTTTCGTTATCTACTTCACTACCATAATCCCAAGTACCAGTTTGTCCTGTGAAAACGTATCTATACAATGGCCGTGGGTCTGATACCACCATTACACCATGCTTATAAAATACTTCACCAACTTGTGCTGTTTGATATGCAGAACCAGTAATAAAATCATTATTAGCCAACCCTTCAATTTCAGATTGAACTAATGCTCTATTGTATATACGAACCTCATCCAACGAACCACTTAGCGACCCAGTTGTAGTTAGTGTATCTTCATAGTAACCATCAGATAAGAACTTACTACCCAATACCATATCATATGTATTGTGAATTCCTCTAAGTGTTATACTGCCACTTACATCGGTTGGAAGTGAACCTGTACTTTGTTTGATACCATCTAACCAAAGTTCAAGATGAGAACCTGATTTGTTAAATACTATATGGTGGTAGTTATTATCATTGATTGGTGTAGATACAGAAGATGTCGCTTCTACTGTGGTTATTCCATTTGATAATGATATAAACACTTTACCTTTATTAGAAGGTACGTTTTGATTTCCAACTTTTATATCAAATGGGTAAATGCTTGTTGGTAGATTTCTTCTACGAAGAACATCGTTGGTTAAAGAATCCTGTCCGTAATCTTTATATGTGCCTGATTTAGATACTAACCAATTGTAATCACCACCAGCATCAGATTGTGATGTTGGTAACACAGCCCACAATGAAATTGAATAATCGGTTGTTTCGAAAAAATTTAATTGTTTATTATGGTCAACTCTGATATATGAATCTGACCCATTGAATGTTGCTTGAGTTCCCGATGATAATTGAAAATCTCCAGTAGTAGTGATACCATCTGTATATTTTATGTTCTTTCCATAAGCGTTATTAAGATACCCACTTCTATCTTCAATGATATCATCAATGGTAGCTGTACGATTAACCACCTCATCATTGAATCCCCAATATCCAATTAAATTTCCAAATGGTACATACGAACCAGTATCTAACCCATCATTAATTAGCTGCCCATGTTGTTCATCTAATTTAATATCTTTAATGATGATAGACTCCAAATTGCTTGAAGTCATACTAGTATCTGTTATTTGAATTGTACCAGGACGAATACCATCACCCATTCTATTATGTGGTACTGATAGTATTGATGCTGTAGCGTATAAATCTCTCTCTACTCTTGGTCTGTGTTTGTAGAACATCTGATTCAACCCCGACCAGATAATTTTCTGATGCTTTAGGTTTAAGAAATCAGTTGAATTTGAATTAGCATTATCTAACTCTTCAGTTTCTCTGTACGCTGGAATTGAGATGGATTCAGAAACATTTATCTTTTCACCGAAATCTGGAGATATACCTTTTATAACCGAATGTGAATTAGAATCACTTCTATAATTCAAATCAGTTACAACCCACCGTTTATAGGTGTTGAATGGTCTTAATTGTATGCCACCCCCATTGATTGGTTTGTAAGCTTCTGCCATTATAATTCATTATCGTTCTTAAAAATCTAATTTAACCTTTACTAACACCTCATTAGAGAATGATTTAAGAATCGGTTGCGATAATTTAGCTACTGCTAACAACTCTTGTGTACTATTGTATAAACCAACAGTTGTAATATATGATTTAGGGTTGTTTGCAAATGTAGTTTGTCTAAATGAACCATTCGAACCAGTTACATAAGATGGGTTGTTTGAGAAGTTATACTCACCATTCTTAGCTCTTACGAAATAGTATGTTGATTGTACTTTCTCTTCATTTCTCGCTGCGAATCCATTATCTGAACTAATTACTGAAGAACCACTAATTGATTGGAATAATTTATATGCGTTATCACCATTTGTGTTTGAACTTGTAACGCTGTTGAATGATAGACCACCACTAACGCCACCGTCATCCAATTTATCAGCGTTTAATACGATAACACCCTGCTCTGGATAAACAGCACCATAATAAGTTTTTGGTGAGTGAACTCCATTCAAAATAGAACCCGATACTAAGTTATAAACTCTTCCAATCTGAGTTGCTGCTTGTTGAGTATCACCGCTATCATCAATCAGTTCAATAACTCTATTAGATGAAGATACCTCTACATTAGAACCAGTGTAAACATTGTTTGCATGTGCTCCACCATTTAGTTCTGCCAATGTCAACTCAAAGTTTCCAGGGTCTAATCTATCTTTTAATCTAGCTCTGTTAATATTGATAGCGTAAATATGTTCTGTAGATACGTTATTAAATGAGAATACTCTTTGATTGTTTGGAAGTAGGATTTGTGCGTATTGTGAGTAGATGGCATTGGATGGTGAATCTTCATTCTGCCCCAATGAACCACTACCAGCATTGTGACCATATGTTATTGAAAACTGTGGTTCAGATGTTGCTGCTGATGATACTCCATCAAAAATCTCATAGTAATATTGTTTCTGAGTAGATGATTGTGCAGATGATGTGTGGTATGTTGTTAACGTACCTACGTTACCACTCCACAAACCTCTGGTTACTTTTTCTACACCACCTTCTACAACATCTCCTACTTTAAATGCTGTATATACTCTCTTTGATGTATTAAACGAACCTGCTGGTAAAATTGCCATATCCTATATCCTTTTAAATTATCCTAATGTTGAATCTAAAGTGTTACCAACCGAAATATCTGGATTGTTTGTTACTGTCAAATCAATTTCAGAACGTCCGCCTGTTTCATTTCCAACTATAAATACCTTAGTTGAAATATCTGTGTTATCAGCCAACACTTTAGTTGTAATTGTGAAAGTAGAGTTAGTACTTACAGTAACACTTCTTCTATCTTCGTTTGCGCCAACCGCGTCTGTGTTGTTAGCAATACCACTACCATCTCCAACGATACTTGCTGCATCTGAGTTCAATAATGTTACAGTGTATCCTAATGTTTCGTTACCACCATTCTTAGTAGTAAGAGTTACAGTTTGTTGCTGACCACCTTCTTCCAAACTAATTGAGCTTGGATTTGATTGAATAATTGGGATTCTGATAGTGTTCTTTGGAAGAGTCAACAACTTATATCTCAATGAATAGTTTTCATCGGTAACTGCCTCTACGATTGGCATGTTTTCAATTATGATTCCATAATAATCAGAACCTAGCGGATGTGCTGGATTCCATAGTTCGTAATCTACCTCATCATCTGCTAACGCAAATTGACTGATTACAAAGTAATCTCTACCTTTTGCCAATAACTCTCTACCCTTTTTCGTAAGGATAGCATCTACTGTTATTGATGAATTATCTAAATATCCCATATTATTGCCTTTTTACAATTTGATTCTTATATAAATATGAAGAAAAATATTTTTACATTAAATTTTAAATTTTTCTATCATCTACCAAGTTGTCTATTTTTCTGCCTATCTTCGTTATCTAACTTTACTGCCAAATCATCATCGGTTTTCCCACCACCCAATGATTTTCTGAGTTGTTCGAGAGAATCTCGCTTATCCTCATAATTCTCAAAAGGTACTCTATTGTTTGGCTTAATGAGTATATCCGTTGATTTAGTCATTGAGTTACTATCAAAATCAGATTCTTCACTTTCAACAAAATCTCTATGTGGAATTATTGCCCTTCCCATACGGATTTCCATTTCTTCAACTTCTTTAATCTGTTTTTGAATTGGATTCAATCCCTTTATCTCAGGATTTCTATACTCTTTTTCCTGTTTCTCTATAATTATCTCTTCTTCCAAAAAAGTAGAAATTTCACGTGGTTGGGGTTTGTTGATTACAAGTCGGTTTTCCTTTTGCTTTCTAATCTTTTCATTTTCAACCCTACCAACCATATTGAGTTTTATTGCTTGTTTAGTATCTGAGTTTTTCTTTTTCTCTACTGCTAAACTCTTTTTGGTTTGCTCTACTTCAGTATCTTTGATGAATTTTTCACCTACGATATCTGGATACTTTTCTTTCAAATACAAATCGAATTCTAACTTCATTAATTCCAATTCTTTTTGAAATGCCTTTCTACGCTCAGTTTCATCTCTGAATGCCTGTTGTAACTCATCCCACCTTTCATCATCCAACCTTCTACGTTCTTGCTCTTCAAAGAACATTCTACGTTGGTCTCTGATATCCAATTCGTTTTTATTTGGAACTGGTATTGGTATATCCAATGGTTTGATAGTATTTGGTTTTAAGATATCAATTACATCAGATTCAGATACTTTATCAAAATCATCGATAATTTTATTATCATCCAATGGTTTACCAGTATCAACTATTGTAGTTGGGTCTTTTATGATTTCATTAATCTTAGTCGATTCGGATATTGGTTTAGTTGGTGATGTTACCAAGGGCTTGTTAACACGTTGTTGTAGACGTGACTGAATAAGAATGTTGAGTTCATCAACACTCTTATCAACCCCAGTATTATTTGATTTCTGTACCTTCATACTAATAAATATTATCGAGTAGAACTAATTGGTAATGGTGGTGGAGGTGGGGGTGGTGCTTCTACTGTATCACCATTTTGAATAACAAATTCAGTTCTTCTTTCCAACTCCTTATCTCTTCTCTGCTTTTCAGCTTCATATCTTGCATCAAATTCAGCAGCTCGATTATCTTCAATTTCAATCATCTTTTCAATCTTCTGTCTGAACTTTTGGACTTCAGCTTTGTACTCTTGCAATCGTTTCCAATAGATATCATCATTTACTGATAATTCGGTTACATCTAAAGTTGAAAGTCCAGTAGATGTATCCACATCCAAATTACCCTCATCTGCTGTTTGTGATGTGTAGATTAATACATTAGGGTCTGCTGTGAATATTTCAATCACAGGCCTACCATCTGGTGTATCTGGTGAATTCGTTGTAAGTGAATCGGAAGTCATCTTACATCCCAAATATCTTAGATTTTGAACTGCCAATGGTGGTTCATCTGTAGATACTTCTGCTGGCGAATATGATGATGAGTTACTCAACCCCAATGATGCCGATACTGCGTTTGAGTAAAACCAATTCTTTTTCTTAGCGTATTGTGAAACTCTACTACCAGTTACGGATGTAGCTGTAACATTATAGTTCCAATATCCATTAGAACCCGTAGTCCAATTTAAACCATATCCCAAATCGGCAGATTGTGAGTAGTTTAGTATCACATATTTGTAAGCAGCAGATTCATACATATTTCTAATCTGAGGATTACCCAATTCTTCCAAATCATCTTTTTGTGCTGTTATCACTCTTAGGTTTGATGTATCAATCGTACCATCATACTGAGTGTTATCAGCGCTTAGTGTGTATTGGTTTGAAATACTACCAACATAAATGTTTTGCTCAGCGCTAATCCGATAAGGTGGTGGTACTTCAGTTTCATAGAAAATATATGATGAGGTAACCGGCTTATCTATCGCTTCAATTGTACCATCATACATCGGTCTAGTCTGAGTTACCTTTGTTAATGATTTAGCTTTAGGTCTTTCTAAGATATGTGGTTCAATCAATATGCCTGAGTTGTAATCGACCCTCGCTGGCATAGTTTGTCTAATTTGTTCGAACACCGACATATCGTATTTAGCAAGTATATCAATTGTATTGTTTATTAAATTCTTATTACTATACTTTTTGAATACTTCTCTACGAAGGTAATCTAATTCTTCATTTTGCTCTGTGTATCCTGCCCTCTTATCAGGATTACCAATGTAATCATCAATATCAAAATATCCAGTATGATTATAGATATCTTCATTGTACATTCTGGTTGCCGATAGATAAACACCAACTACATTTGAATCTACAGGAGCAGAATCATATTGTGATTTTTCCTTTTTCTTATCAGGGTCTAATATACCAGTCAATCTGTTTTGCTCAACTCTAACTTTATTGTTTAATATGTTGTTAGCCCCAGCTGATGGTATTTTTGTGTAGTACTCTTCGGTTACACCTTTTAAATCCGATGGTGTTCCATTTACAACAAGTGCTGCTGTAGCTTGTCCGCTTTCAAATTCGGTTAATTGTTGGTTTGGGTGTTGTGAATCCATCTGCTCAATGGTCGATGTCCAATTTTTAATTTGAGAGTCTGGAATAATTCTTAACTTTAAATCGTAGAACGATGCGGATGGTGAATTACCATGATATGATTCTCTTGAAAGGGTATGTTCATCAATTACAATATCCTTTAATGGACTTGCCCAATATCTAATTTCTTGAATTGAACCACTCATATTATACACACTTCCGATTGGTAGATTTGATGAAGCTTGCCCTATTCTCAAAACAGGAGTTGCACCACTCCCACTCCAAGCAGTATTATATGATGCTTCAGTTGAACCATTAATTGAAATACTTGCAGATTCACTTATAGTAATTCTATCCTTATGTGCTCTTCTGTATTGTAATTTGTATGTGTTATCTTTTGTTGCATCATCAGTTGAGTTTTCTCTTTCAATTATCAACGTGCTCATTTTGGAATCAAAAAGAGGAACATCTGTAATGGATGCCGATTTGTATCCATTACTACCACTTAGATAAAAATGAATATTACCCCTCGTATATGTGGCCGCAGATGATGTACTTTCATACACCACACCCCACTCAGGTCCAACTTGAAGAATTGCTGTACTACGATTGATATCTTGTTGAACTTGTAATTCTACTACATCTATACCTTTTGGTGAACCGATTAGATTGTTATCTCCATCAACATCATCTATCTTATTCCACGGAACACTTATATAATTATTTGTAGGGCCCGTCCTCAAATGATAAACATATCTATCATGCTCCCAATATGGTCTTACATCAGTTTCAATTACAGGCCCACCATATTCTCTGATTGATAGGAATGTTTGTGGGATACCATATGTTGAAATCAACGCCTTTACAGCCCTAGAAGAACCTTTGGTTTTCAGTAGGTATGGGATGTTGTTAACAATTCTTCTCCAAACTTCATTGTTGATTTGTTCGTGAGGTTTAGATGGAAGTGAACCACTATTGGGTGTATTCCCAAATTTATCAGTTCCCAATCCAAACTCCCACAAATCAGATGTATCTTTTCCGTGAGTTAATCTCCAACCCATTGTTTTCGCCACATCATACAAAAGGCTGTTTGGCATACCATCGTATGGGTGTTCTTCTCTTTCGTTAATCGAAGTTAATGCATTGATGTAACTCCACGTAATATCAAAGTGGTGTCCAATCATATCAATAAACAAAACATACTCTTGGTTGAGTGCATCCTCTGTGATTGATGCTGGGATTGTTTTTGTTAATCTTGCATCATTAAGTGCATCGTAAATACTTGCTGAATCAATCAATCCATTATACGCTGCAATACCTTCGGATGAGGTTACACTATAATTAACATTTGGGTATGTACTACTCTTTGGCCAAGGTTCTAATGGATAGTTCGATGAACTATAGTGTGTGTATAAAGAACCCTCTGATTCATTGTACATCCAACGTTCCCAACCATCCATACCACTAACTACATTATCTCTACGAGTAATGGATTGTGATATGTTAGTCAGTGCTTCAGAACCACTTACAGAATTCAAATCAGAAATTCGTGCATTGTATGATTCAATCAACTCTAATTTATACTTAAAGTTGTTAACACGCTCTACGGCTGATGAGTACTTTACAAAGTTACCAAAGTATGTGTAATCAATATTTAACTCAGTACCACCAAACGATGAACTTATATACTTATCTATAATTTTTTGAGATGTAGTTAGATTAGCATCCAACAACGTATTCCAAGTCTTTAAATCAGTACCATTAGATTTTCCATAGTTACCCATATCAATCTTAAAGTTTGGTGCTGAGAAGTTCTCTTGTTCTGATTTCACATCAGTATCGTATGCTAATACTCTATCTATATATGATTCTCTGATTATTTCATCTATAGTACATCTTCTTGATAGGAATCCATCTGGTAGTGGTTTATACAACTTAACTATGATTGATTTCATTTCATTCTGCTTGAAAGCAGGTGAGTAGTATCTAACTCTACTGTATTGGGTGAACCAAGATATAGCACGATTAGCCGCATTGATAGGTGGTCTGTTGTAATACTCCGCTACAGGAACATCATACTCTCTATCTGGCTCACTTGCGTTTACTGATGTGTAGTATATTGGTTCGTTTGATGAATCTTTCTCTATCTCATAGAATGGGTTACCATTACTATCTAATCTAAGATTGAATTTTGCACTCCTACCAGTTGTTTTATATACTAAGTTACCATATGCATTATTCTTCTTATTTTTATAGAATTCAATCCATTGATTTACACCCACACCTTCATTAGATGGTACAAATCGTGTTTCTTCACCATTGAATTCATCTAATGGGTAATATACATTTTCAACACGCTCTCCCTCTCTTGGGTTGTTATGAAAACTAACATCGGTTATTATCGATATATCATTATTACCAAAGTTTAAACCCATTTCAGACATAGTAGTATTGTTTGATAGTTGTGAGTTAATTCTATCAAATAATCCCTGAAGATTATAATTTGGATTATCAACCTGTAATTCTATTTCAGTTAAATCTGAACTAACATTTACAATTCTGAGTTCTGGTGTTTTTGCTTTAACAAAATTATAAACAACACTGTAGTAACCAGCGCCCAATCCCGCAGTTCGGATATCTGCCTCAGGACTAACCAGTATATTTGTACCACTATCCGTTTGTTCATACGTTAATACCTCTTGAAGAGATGCTACCAATGTATCAGCTGAATATATGTGTTTTTCTGTTATGGTTTGCGTATCATAGGAAGATTGGTTTAGTGTGAACTCCACTGGTGATAGGTTCGCTAAATCATCTATCTCATAAGTTTGTACGCTGTTAACAGGAACTTTTGAGGCGATTAGTATATCTGTATTTTGAAATCTATCTATTGCCATTTTTCACCTATAATCATTATCGTGTTGACCCCATTGGGAATTGTGGGGGTGGAATATTTGAAAAATCATCATTGCCCACATTACCATTCGGGCCCCAGTCTGTTGCAGAAATTTCATCTCCAAATATTTCCACATTAAATATGGACTTATCACCCCACAGGAATGCACCCTGATAAGCTGTTACTTTGGCTTGAACTTCCCATATATCATGTTCCACCATTTGATTATTCATTAAATCATATGTTGTTTGAATGAATGGGTATTGGGATGAACTTACTGAAATAAATTCTTCTGCAAACATTGTCTTTACATCGTTTGGTTTTCTCTTTCGATTAAAACTTAGATGAAAGTTCTGAGAATTACCACTTTCGTTAGCTACTCCAATCTTAACATGAAATCTAAGGTTCTTACCACTTTCGATTAGTTCTTTAGTGATACGATACCCACCCTCTTCGAGTCCAGGACCAAATACTGCTTTATCAAATGGAATAACATCGTATCCCGAAAATGAAAAACCTGCCGCTTGGGTATCGGAATTGAAAAATGTAGGGTTTATTGTATGTGTATCTTTCCACCCCGTATGTGTTCTGGCACCATTAGTGAGTTCGTATCTACCACTAAAGATATCTTCAAACCCATCATCGATTTCATTTGCTTGACCATTTACATATAATTTAGATTCATCAACATAGTTGAATTGAATTGTTTCTAATGGTACATCTGGCAAATCAACAATTAATTCATTTGATAATGTATCAATAGCTCGAGTATAAACTTGCCTATCATATCTCTGAGTTACACCCTCTACCTTATGTATTCCATATTCGAAATTAGAATCATCTTCAAGAGTATAAGACACTATCTGATTTGACGTGTTACGTTTGATATCACGCTTATTTACATTTTGTAAAATATTATCTGTATTCTGTTCCGGCATTATCTAACCACTTTAAATATGAACCCATCAAAATATTGTTTCTTACCAGCTCTATCCACTCTGAATTCGAATTGGTAGTATCTTTCCGGCTGAAGTGTATTGAACCAAAAATCAAAGTAGTTTCCTGTTGAATCACAACTCACCTTTGTGTGGGATGTATCATAAGGAATCAACACTTGATTTGTATCAACATCTCTAACCTGGTAATAAGTAGTTTGAGGTAGATATTTAATCGTAGTGTATGGATTAGAATCTGCGAAACTTCTCAGAGGATATGTTTCTCTACCCACAACTCGTATTCTGGCTTTAGATAGTTCTTTGTATTCAGAGTTTAGATTTTTCATATACAACGTTATATCATCCGCAGTTAACTCACTTAGTGAACCTGTTGAGAATGAGCTATCATCCCACCTTACCTCTAAGGTTGGTACATAGATTGTATGAGTATCGTTTGAAAAGAATTTAGATGAACCATATCTAACTTCTCCGTTTTCTTGAGTTGTAGGTCTTTTTATAATGAAACCATTATTCGGTCTACTACCACCCACCCAATCATTAACGTATTCGGTTACTTCAACATTTAAGTTTGAGTTGTACTTAGTAAATGTTTGAGAATACGCAGTATTATTTATGGATGATGTGTACCACGTACCACCACCTGAGTTTTTATAGTATCCCGCTTCACTAATTTCACGAGCTTCAATTGAACCTGAGTATTCTACTTTGAAATCATCCAACGAACCTGTAGCGGCTGTTCCATCTGGATTATAGTATGTGTATGCTAGTATGTGATTACCATCAAATGTTGGTGTAAACTCAATACGTTGTGTATCTGTTGATGTGAATGATGATGTTAAATTCGTAATACCCTCTCTGGTTTTTAAACCATTCGGGTCATATAGTGTAAAATCTATAGATGAGAAATCACCAGGAGTGATTGATGCCGATATGATATATTTTAGTGAACTCGTCATATTCACAATGTACGATGCATCCCCACCACCATTATCGGAATATAAATTTAACTTAGATTCCGATGCAAACATTCTAACACTCGAATCCGATGTTTCTTTTACAACATTTCTTAATTCGAACCCACCCTTATTTGTAGTAAAGGTTTCCCATACAATAAAATCTCCTGCTTGAGAAACATATATCTCATCAAAAGAACCTGTAGTAGTATTACCATCACCACTTCCATCAAAGAATGTAAATCTTAACTCATGCACACCAGTATCTTCAGCGGATACTTGGAAGGATTGTGTTGATGCGGTAGTAATCTTACCTACCATATTTTCATAATCTTCTTCCGTTTTCAGTACACCATTTGGGTCTTTGATTCTAAATGCAATATCATCGAAATCACCAGGATTTACTTGAAATTGTATATCGTATGATACGCTAGATGACATATATGCTGGAAACACTAATGTAGTTCCTGCATAATTAGATGCTGATATTATTAACTTATTATTATCTAAGTATGTGAATGGTTCATTACCACTTATATCATTTATCGATTCTGTTAAGTATGCCGAACCCGTACCATCTGCGAATCCCTCGTATAGTACAATCCCTTTTGTTGGAATTGAAGCACGTCTGATACTATTAAATATTTGAGTACCACCAACATCCCATAACGTATCATCATTTCTATATTGCCAAGTTACGCCATCATCCCACTTTATATGGTCGTAGAATTGACCCAACCCCTCAGTCCAACTTTGAGATACTGGATATACATTTAAATCATATTCGGCTTGAATTTCAGTTTCTTCGGTAGATGTTAGGTTTAGATAATATTTTGTGGAACCTGATATATCACCATTAACAATTGATTGTGATATTGGTGTTAAATCAAATTGAGTGAGTATTCTACTATTACCAATCCAGCTGGTATTCGTTAACTCATCAAAAAATTTAGTTACCTCTAATATCTCATCCTTACCCGTGTTCTGTTGTTTACGAGCAGATTGTTCGTATATTGTAGAATCCTTTTGTCCGTATATTCTATAAATCATAATCTATCCTCATTTAGAATGATTGTGTTACAACCTGCCCTCTAATATCTGAATTAGGGAATTTCACTTCAAAGATTGATGGGTCTTTTGGTGGGTATATAATACCATTCTTAGTAGCTGTTAATGTGCTGTATTTGTTTGGTGAATAATTACCATTAAACTTATTGTATATTTGTAAACCACCCTTACCATCTCTATCAGGTCGTACTACAGTTTGTACACCTTCCACTTTATCTAACTCCACATAAACATTTGATAGGTTTATAGGTTCGTTGATTCTCCAATTATCAATATCGAAATACTCTTTCATTCTATTGATTGCTCTTAGTAGAACTTCGTTTGAGTTGTACTCAGGCAATACTATGATTTCAAAATCAACACCAATGTTTACAATATGTGCATCCTTTATGTTTACAGCATCTGTCAACATTCTATGATACGATATGTAGTTTTTAAGATTGTATTTTGTAGCTGGGTTTAATGGTACTACATTCTTATTGTTATCATACCCCAATGTATATAGATTCAACGCCAATGGGTTTGGGATTTCAGTACTGATTGGATTCCCATCTAATTTAGAATTTTCCAATTGGTAATCTTGTACCAAATATGCTTTTGCTACCGAACCGAATTGTGGTGGCATCGCATAACATCTCATTACATAATCTTCTCTGGTTACAGTTCTGTTTTGTGCACCAAAGAATGCCATTGCATTTTGTTTAATCTCATCATTAGTTTCCGTACTCTTACCACCAATGGCTGCTTCTGGGTTTGTACAAGCTAATGAACTTCTCATAAAATTAACCACATCTGTACTAAGATTGATTTCATTTTTAAATGTAGTTGTGCTGGATAGTATGTTTACCAAATCTTTAGCTGGTACATTATCTACAATACCATTACCAACCACATAAGTTACCGTAAGCGTTGTATTCGATGGAGCCGCACCATACGTTTTTGTGTATAAGAAGTTAGATGGGTCTAATGAAGAATCCAAATTCTGATGTTCGGTATATAATTGAGAACCAACATTATCTGGGTTTGGAATTATTTCCTCATCAGCATTTGCGGATACACCAGCTCCAAATTGTATAACCATAACCCCATCATCTTCGAATCGGGTTATATATCTTTTAGGAACTCTATTTAGTTCTAATAGATATGGGGTGTTACCACTGTACTGACTATATTGAGTTGAGTTATCTTCATTATTTTCAATTTGCTCAAAGACAGTATCTTGCGCAAGATATGGTACTCGTGTCCACTTATCATCATCTGAATCGTAGATACTCTTTATTCTAATGATGCTCTCATCTACAATTTTAATTTTATCATATATCTTAGGCGAACCAAATGTGAAGGTTTTAACTACTTCTTTTCCACTTGTTGCCTTTACCTGCTTTTTTAGTAAGTAATATACCGGCTCATTTGTGTTTTCATCAATTTGATAAACCGATACTTCGGTTGGGCTGTATGAGGATGAGTATGCAAAATCAACAGTTGATATAGTTGTAAACTCTACATCTGAAAAATCAGTAGAACCAACAACCATGCCCTCACTTAAAACCATAGCATAATCATAATCAGGTCTTACGTTATCACCACTACCCTTAGATGGTACTAGTTGGAAAACATCTAATGTTACCGATGCAGGTACAATGTTTTTGGGTTGATATCCTAATGAACTTACAATCTGAAAAAGATTAGCATTCTCTTCAGCTGTGGTTAGTAAGGATTCTCTTAGTTGTGTATCTGTATAGAACGATAGTACATCACCTACATATGATGCCATTTCCATAAACATCATACCAGGAGATGATTCGTTGAAATCATTGTATGTGTTTGGGAAGTAATTCTTTGAGAACTCAATTAGATTTTTTCTGAATTCACCAAAGTCCCTACCCAAAAAAGATACATCCTTTTGTACTAAATCTGATTTTACTTTCTTTGCCATAGTTTACCTTATTCTATTACAGCCCCTTCAGAATCAACAAAGATTATAATCTGTTGGTTAGCCCCTTGTTCTGTAACTCTAAACCTTAGTTCAATTCTAACTGAATTTCTATCTTCATTGGAATCAACATCTATATTATCAATAACTATATATGGTAACCAAAAGTTAATATCTCCAGTTAAGGTATCTACCATTTTACTTTCGATATTAATATCGATATTTTCAAACAGAAGAGAATATACATTTGACCCAAATTCAGGTTGAAATACCCGCTCACCTTTTCTGGTCAATAATAGATTTTTTAGATTGGATACAGCCTGCTCTTCAGTCGTATAACTTTGTGAGAATAGCCCGTTGGGTTTACCAAATGGTAATTTAATTCCGACAGCTACATCTGGTTCAAAATCTATTGGGTTGTAGAAATATTCTTTTCTCTGCTTAGCCATTTATTATTTCCCCTTCTTAGCATTGATGGCTTTCATCAATCCTGAGTAATCTCTTGTCAATGCATCAGCAACACCACTCGATTGTAATGTAGCCATATCAACTGGTTTACCATCGACATCTGTAGTTGGTATTACACTTTGTTCACCATATCCCAACGCAGATGCCATTTGTGCTCTATCAAATCCTTGTGCTTGATTTGAAGTGTACATTGAATCCATATTACGCCACTCACCATCGTTGGCGGTTTCGTTTAACAAATCGTTTAACATTGAATTTTTGGTGAATGTTTGTTTTTCAGTAGTTCTTTCTTCAAATATGTGTTCTACATCAAGAGGGTCTTTTTTAACCACTCGCTTCTTAGGTGTAGTTTCTTTAATCATCGGTTTTGATGATTTTTTCACTTCGGACAAAATGGGTTTGAGTTCCTCACGAACTACCTTACGAACGATTACTTCTAATAATTGTGCTAAATCTTTTGCTTTCATAATTTAATCTTTTTATATAAATATCGAATTGTTTTGTTTTATACTACACCAACCCAAGGAAATGGTGGGCCTGGTACTGGGGTTGGTACTGCTGGAATCAATCCATTGTACAACCCATTCACCGTTAATAGATGTGTTGTGAATGCTGCTACTAACTTACCCGCTATAATATTACCCATTGGAGTTGATACAGGTGGGTTGTTAAAAGCAGTCCACAATCCAACATCCAATGGTGTTGGAGTACCACCAGTTAAAACAGTCACACCCGTTGTGGGTGATATGTAAGGAGGAGGTGGTGGTAGTGGATTCCATTGAACACCTTGCCAAAATGAAACTGTAGATGTTGCCCATTCTAAGAACATTGGTGGGGTTGGTGGTAAATCGGATTCCTTCATCCGATTAAATGTATTTAGTATAGCGGTTTCGATTCCTTTGGTTGGTGGTGTAGAGATGATAGCTGAACCCGGAATCAAAGATATCATAGCAGTGGATACAGCAGTACCATATGCGTCTGCAATTTTCTTAGCGGTATCAGATTCTTTTTTCTCTTTAGTAGAATCTAACCATTGCGCTACATCCGATTGAAATTTAGGCCATGCTACTGCCATTACTGCTTCATCTTTTTCAGTTCATCAAAAATCTTTTTAACCTTAGCTGCGTTTGTAGCAGGACCTGTTGGACCTACACCAGTTGTATATGTTGCTTTTGCTGAAGTTAAATCTACCAACTCACTCACTAAGTCCTCCATAAGTGTAAAGAACTTATCCATCTCCATAGCCCACTTAGGAGTTGAGTTTACAATATCTTTTTTAGCTGTAATAACAACTCTCTCATCTCTGGCATTTAAAAATAGCCTACCTGAATTTAAGATGATGGTTGGTTCGGAAAACGATGATTGATTCTTAGTATCCTTTCCAATATTTTTTTGAGCGGGCTTTAGTTTTACCTTTTGAGATGATGTAAACCAAATGGATGATAAATCATCATTAACATCTTCTATTATAAAGGTATTAAATGAACCACCTTTTTTTCTACCATTAGATATTATGGTAATCGGGTCCTCCGGCTTACTAGCAGACCAGCTTGGTTTTTTAGATGTTTTTTTTGACTTGGGAGTAAACCCAAATCTCATAGAGTGTCCAAATCTACCCTGTAGTAGTACATCCCCAATAAATGGTTGTAATGAAGCTACATCAGTTCGTTCGACGAATCCATCTCCGAGTTCGGAATTACCACCACCACCAATGCCAGGAACGCCAACCGCCGCAGTTGCGTACTTTGCAGCGGTTTTCGCTCCTTTTAATAAAATGTTACCACCCGGCAACGCATTTGAATGTATATTTTTTTGTAGTGAAATTGGATTGAGATAATAGTACGTTGTAGTTTGATACCTCATACCCGGATTAGAAGTAGCACTTTTACCTTGAATAAGTACCACCGATTCACCAATCAATGGCACTTTCTGTATAGATAAATCGTATGGATACGCCGTTATCTGATTGTTTACGTTTCCAGGTATATAAACCTGTATAGCGTATAAATCTAAAGGGTCTTTATCGTTTAATTCTATTTTTTTAACTGTACCCGTTTGTAACATTACTCATCCCCATCTTCGTTTAAGGATTCAATCTTAGCATCAATGGCTTTTGCATTTTCCATCAGTTGCTTTTTCTCTTCTTCACTTAACAACAAACCACCATCTTCACCTGAGTTAGCATCCTTCATCATACGTTGAACGATGGCAGCGAGTTTAACAATCTGCTCATCGTTTTTAATAGATACTTCCATATACTCTTTAATCAAAGGAACAATCACAGTAGCATCTTGCAGATTTTTTACCAATGGTTCTAATTGAGCAATAAGAAGCTTT